CGAACGGAGATGACGTCCGGTCGCGCTCAACAACGAAGGCGATATACCTCAACACCCACCCAGGCATCGGTTAAATGGATTTTTAAAACTGATGCTCTGGCGCAGGTGTTTGAGGCGTTTTTCAGGGATGCGCTTAAAGATGGCCAGTCCTGGTTCTATCTGAAACTTCAGACTCCCATCGGGGTAAAGCCCTATAAAGCCAGGTTCGTGGATATTTACGAAGGGCCGACGCTGGTCGCGCCAAAATACTGGCAGTACAGCGCAACGCTGGAATTATGGGAACGCCCGTTACCGCCTTCAGGCTGGGGAAATTACCCGGAATGGCTGGCGGGCCAGTCGTTACTGGATATTGCGCTAAACAGAGAGTGGCCGAAGCATGACAATTCTTGAGCGACTATATGCCAGCAGCGGATCGGAGGTTATTCACGATACGCTGCAGATATCAGCAGGCGATGATAACTACTGGCTAACCAGTGGCTGGGATGACGTTTCAGTGACGCTGGAAAATGGTCAGCCGGTGACGTTTGATGCCAGCGCGATAGATATCGCCTTACCAGCCAGGAACGCCGATGGGACACAGGATTTAAAGTTTGCTATCAGCAATATTGACGGACGGGTTTCAGAGGCGATCGATAAAATTCTGGATGAAATGAAATCAGCCACGCTGACATTCCGGCGGTACATTTCATCCGATCTGTCTGCTCCGGCATCATCACCGTATACGCTCGATATCAAATCCGGCTCCTGGACCCCGACAGCAGTTCAGGTCACGGCAGGCTATATGAATGTCCTCAAAACAGCCTGGCCCCGTAAACGTTACAACCTCGCCGAGCATCCGGGCTTACGTTACTAATTTGAGGCAAATATGTTTAACCCTGATAAATACCGTTCAGTCACCTGGCTGAAGGGCGGGCGCGTATTTCCGCAGCTCGACTGTTTCGGCATTGTAAATGAGATACGTCGCGACCTGGGGCTACCTGAATGGCCGGATTTTGCAGGTGTGACCAAAGACGGCGGGGGCCTCGACCGGGAAGCGAGAAAGCTGATGCTTACGCTGAAACGTTGTGCCCCATGTGAAGGTGCCGGAGTGGCTTGCTATTCTGGTTCAACGGTTTCCCATGTCGGGATCGTTGTGATGCTCGATAACCAGCTGCAGGTCGCAGAATGCAATCCAGGTTCGGGGGTTACGTTTCTGCCACTGTCGCGATTTATCCGTCGCTTTAACCGCGTGGAGTTCTGGCAATGACGATAAAGTTTTACCCGTCCCGGCTTCCGGGTGAACCCCTTGAAACGCACGAGCATGGTGTGCTTACGCTGCATGAGTGGATGAGCAGAAATGTCCCGAGCTATTCACAGGATAAAACTCATCCTGTCGTGATCGAGCTGAACGGCCAGGCAGTCCCCCCGGCGGAATGGCCGTTATGTTTGTTGCGGCCAGACAGCGACGTGCGGATATATCCCATTCCGTATGGCACGGGTCTTGAAATTGCCGCGTGGGTTTCGGTGGCCGTATCCATTGCGTCTACGGCCTATGCATTATTCTTTGCCCCTAAACCAGAGCTGGCCGGCTTTTCATCCAGTAACGCTTCATCGCTGGATCTGAATCCGGCAAAAGCCAACACAGCGAAGCTTGGCGATCCCGTTAGGGAGGCTTTCGGGCGAAACCGGATCTACCCGGATTACCTGGTACAGCCGGTAACGCGATTCGACCCCGCTGATCCCACCAGAATGACGGTCGAAATGTTTGTCTGCCTTGGATATGGGCGTTTCTCCTATACCGGTGGGGATTTTCGGGTAGGAGAAACTCCGGCGCTGATCTTAGGCGAGGGCTTTTCATATACCAGCTATGGGCCTGGCGATAATGTGGCCGGGGATCGTCGCAGTGAGATATGGTTCAACTCAACGGAAGTTGGGGGAACGTCGAGCGGCAGCGGCCTCGATATGGCTCAGACTGCCCCTGAAGCCAGTGATATCGTTGCTGATGCCATGACCGTCAGCGGTGCCTCTGTCTCGTTTTCTGGCCTCGATGTCGATGATGATAATGATGAAGACGAGGATGAGAACAAACTTCCTCCTGGCTGGATCGCCGGTGCAATTGTCACCCTGAAAGCGCCAGTGAATTATCAGGTATCCATCGAGGGCGGTTTTAACGTTCTGACAGGCGACGTCGTGTCAGAGATTGCGCCATTCAGCGGAATGCCTGTCACCCTAACGTTTAACGGTACTGACTATGACCTCCAGATCGCCACGTATACCCCTCACCAGGACGCCGTTCCGGGAACAGGGGGAGCGACTGCGGTATTACGCGCCAGTGCCTCGCCGTCAACGTATGACTTTACGACAACCAGCCAGACCTTTGCTCTGACCTGGCAGGGTATCACCTATACCATATCTCTGGTCGCCAACTACGGCACAATGTCTGGCTTGCTCGCAGCGATTAACGGCGGGTTGAATGGTTCGGGGCTCATTGCTCAGGATGATGGCGGCGTGATACGTATCGTGGAGATCTCCAGCCCCTGGCGTGGCGGTTCCATTACGTCATCATTCCTGCCTGCGTCAGTATTTGGCGACAGCCCGGTATTTACAGCTGGTACAGCATCCAGCGGCGGAAGCCCTGCGGTAACAGCCAGCGTGACGCTGGCATACGATTCTGGCACTGCCTTTTCCGGATTGCCGGAAGGCACTCAGCGGATTTCCCTGGCGCACCGTGGCAACGAATACCAGATAGCGTCTACTGATGGTCCCTCTGCGACCGTACAGCGTGTGGTTAACGGTGTCGTTGACAGCACCTGGTCAGGCTTTATGACCCGTACCGTCGTGGATTTTGCCGCGTCTGGTATTAACGATAATGAAACCTGGCTCGGCCCCTTTCTGGCCTGCCCGCAAAATGAAGTTGTGGATGCCTTCGAGGTCAACTTTGCTTTCCCAAACGGAATTTGCGGGTTCCAGAACAACGGGAATAAGCGGGTCCGCCATGTCGAGTATGAAATCCAGTATCGCGTTTATGGTTCCGGATCAGGGTGGACGAGTAAGCCAGGGGTTTACGCGCTTAAAAACATTAATGGCCTCGGTTTTACAGAGCGTTTTGATCTGTCCTCTCCTGGGCTGGTGGAGGTTCGATGCCGCCGCCGTAACGAGCAGGGGAGCAACAACGCGAGAGACAGCATGTTCTGGCAGGCGCTCAGAGGTCGTTTGCTTTCCCGTCCGACCTCCTACGCAGGGATATCAACAATAGGGATCACGGTTGAAACCGGCGGCCAGCTGGCGGCCCAGTCAGACAAGCGTGTGAGTGTTGTCGCCACACGAAATTATGATGGCGGTGGTGACAGGACAATCAGCGGTGCGTTCCTGCATCTTGCCCGCAGTCTTGGATATCGCGACGACCAGATCGACATTGCGGCGCTCAGTACGCTGGAGGCTACCTACTGGACGCCAAGGGGAGAATATTTTGATCACCAGGCAAGCAGTGACAGCACGTCAGCAAAGGATATTTTCGACAAAATAGCCGAGGCTGGCATGGGGTATTTTCTGCTGTCTGACGGGTTGCTTTCTGTCGGGAGAGAGGGCGTCAAAAGCTGGACAGGGATCATTACTCCTCAGGATACCGTGGAGGAAATGCAGACGTCATTCAGGGTCCCGTCGGAGGATGATTTTGATGGCGTGGATGTGAAATATATCAATCCTGTGACCTGGGCGGAGGAAACCGTACAGTGTCGGACGCCGGAAAATCCTTTTCCGCGCAAAACGGAGGCATACACCATTGATGTTGCCATGACTGCAGATCGCGCCTGGCGTATCGGGATGCGTCGGTTAATGAAATATCTCCACCAACGCCGAACGTATACGGCTACGACTTCGATGCTGGGATGGTGTCATGACTTCGGTGATCACATCATTTTGTCCGACGACATTCCAACCGGGAAAACCCAAAGTTGCCTGATTGACGCGATGATTTACGACTTCCAGGAAATCACGCTGCACGTCACGGAGCCACTGGACTGGAGCTACGCGAATCCTCGCTGCTGGATACAGTTTCAGGACGGTCGACCATCATCGCGAATGCTCACGCCGCAACGGGTAGATGATTTCACGCTGACGGTGCCGTACAACGACGACCTGCATCCGGATGACTGGATAATGGATGATCCAGATATTGATCCGCCGAAGTTA